AACAACTGTTTCGCTTGGTGCCATATTATTTGGAAGAATATATCCATTGGTTTGTGGAATAAAGGTCTCTGGACCACGCTCGCCTACGCGGTATCCATCACCAGCCATTACAGGACCACCACTTGCTTTGCCTCCTTTAGTAATGCCAGTCAAGTTTCCAAATGCTAAAGCGGCAGGAGCACTTGCTAATCCTATTGCTGCCATAATGCCCTGTAATATGGTTGTTCTTATAATCAACACAGCTATTTGTTTTAGCACATCTTGAAACACATTTTTGAATGCTTCGCCAAAGTTTTGACCTGATACAATAGCATTTGCCAATCCATCTGCAAAGTTTTGTGTAAATTGAACAGCCTCCTTAAAATATGGAGTTACTACTGCGAATAAATCTGCTTGTGCCTGTGCCAATGCTCTTGATGCTACTGTGGCATTTATAATCTTATTACCATATTCATCTGTAACAGATATTGCTGATTTTATATAATCTAATCTGGTTTGTAATAATTCTGTTTCTGTGCGAGTAACATCATACAACTCTGGTGCCATCTTTGTTACTCTTTCTCTTGCTGCTTGCAAATCAAGAGTAGATTTTGTCAAATCTTCTGTAGCAAACTTTGATTTTATTGCTAAATCAAGAAATACTTTTTCACCCAGTGTGTTGTATGTGGGTTTCTCCATTCCAAGCAAACTCAAGTTTCCTAATGGATTTTGTATTCTTTTAGTTTTTCTTGGTATAAGGTCGGCTTGTATTATGCTATTTGGGTTTGCCAGACCTCGCGATGCTTCCAATATACCTGGTCCCTTTGTTAGTCCAACAACATCTGTGAATACCTTTTTATAACTATTTCTCAATTCATCAAGTTTTCTAGTATAAGTTTCTATTTCCAATCCACCAAATAAAAATGCGTTATCAAGTTCATCCAAAGCACTTGTCAATTCTTCTAATGGTGACATCATTGACTTACCCAAAGCAGTTCCAAACTCACTTGATTTTTTACTAAAATCATCAGCTTCTTTTACAAATAGAGTTCGTATCTCTCGCATTCTGTCCAAATCCGCTTTACTCTTTTCGTAATCTATTCCGGCTTTTTCTGCGTCCACCGGAGATATAAATGGTCCTATAAGTGGCTGTGGTCCTATAAATGGTTTTTTGTCTGGGCGTAAAAAATCTGGAAGCACAATATCAAGAAGATCATTTTTTATATTAGCTACAAATTTTGCAATGTCAGCAAATGTATTCTTTAATCCAGGAAGAGCAGGTCCAGTTATAACCGATAGAAACTTGAAAAATCCTTCTGTTAGATTAAATATTTGTAAAGTAGTAGCACCAATATATGCTATCAATGGTAAAAAGTATTTTGAAATGCCCGCAGTTATAGCCGCTATCTTTGCTACAATTGATTGAGATTTAGTTAATGCTTCTATAGATACTTTGCTTGCGGCACCTCCATATAATAGATTTACTTGAGTTCCCTGTATGCTAGACAACATCAACGCGGCATTCACTGCACTTTTCATTGAATACGAGACAGTTCCAATATTAGCTGCAATTGATAGTAGTAAATTGGAAAACCTCAATAATACAGATGGAGCAAACGCTATAGCAGCAACTGTTGCTATTGTCTTAAAATTTTCTATAATAAGAGTTAAAGCCTTTGCTATAACAGTCAATGATGGTGCTAATGCTACAAGTGCTTTTTTTAATTCACCATCTAACACTCTTCCGACTTCTTCATAACTTTTAGTTACTTTATCAATCGTCTGTATTTGCTTATTGGTTAAACTACCCCTACCATCACCTTGTATTCCAGCTGCACCTTTGGCAATGACTGGAGATAATTCTGTGTATGCTTTTCCCAACAGCAATAAACCAAGACGAGTACGTTCGTTCTGATCCTCCACTTTGCTCAATGCATCAGCAATTCTCAAAAATTGATCGTCTGGACTTTGATTTGACAACGCAACATATGATAATCCAAGAGAACGAAATGCTTCTATACTCGTCTTGGTTCCACCCAATGCTTCATTGATACTCTTTTGTAGTTCTTTATAAGCAATCTTTACATCACCAATTTCACTGCCATTGCGTTCTGCTGCTAGACGCAGTTTGTCAAACTGGGCAGCACTTGCTCCAACCTTTTCTGCTTCATCAGCCAGCAGTGATACAGCTTTTGCTGCATTTGTAAATGCTGCTCCAATTTTTTGTATAGCGGCAATTGATATAATTTGTGTTGCTAATCTACTCAATGCTTTTGATGCTCCATCAAAAGCGTCTGTGGCTCCTTGGGTTTCTTTCTTTGTGTTGTCAGACCACGCTTTGGTCTTCTTGGACATATTATCCAAGCCCTGTGCATACTTTGCTGTATTTGCTACGAAATCTACGCTTACGGATGAAATTGCCATTTTATATAAGTAGTAGACAAAAGGCTTATTTATCCTTCTTGACTTGCATATATTGCATTAGTTGAGTCTTGATTTCCAACTCTTGCTGCTTCACAGGTTTTGGTTCCTTTGGCATAAAGTCGCTTGGCTCATATTTCTTTTTGCCACTGCCCATACAGTTGGCAATTACAGCACACAACAATCCAGTTCTGGCATCTATTCTTTTTTCTCTTGCTTTCCAAGCATCTATTAATGCTATATACAATGGATCGTTTGGACTCATACCATACAACGTATCCAAAGGTATTGGCACATTTAGTTCAACACACGCAAATGCAACAATATCGTGTGCTGAACTCTTCTTCATTACTTATTATCTTCACTCATACTTTTGATGGCATTCTGAAAATCATCACCAGATAGATTTTCAATAGCATCAAATGTTACAGATTGATCTTTGGTATATTTTATCAAAAAGACCAAATCACGCAAATCTGTTGCACTCTTGTTTTCTTTACCGAAAAGTTCCATAGCATTTTTGCCAGTGATCTTTTCATAATTACACATACTTTTTAGACTAATTTTATCAAACATATATTTTATTATTTTACCGAGTTAAAGTTTTTATATAGATTATCGTATCTTATCAGAAACATCTTTATTCTTTTTTCTTCTTCTCTACGCTGAAAAGTTGATAATATAAATTTAGCACGTTGCTCGTCGGACCATTCTGCACCATATCGTGGATGATCCTTGCCCTTATAGTTCTTACGGCTGTCGCTGATTTTCTTCTTGGTCTTGTCTGAATGTTTTTTTCCGGTAAATGACATATACAGATAAATATCACATAAATACCATTTTAGCCTTGATTATCAAAAATAATGCATAAAAAAAGCCCACCTTTTTGGTGGGCTAGTTTATTATAAATCTCTATACTATTATGTGAAATTCACATTGCCAGTCAAACGAACAGAGGCGTTGGCAGTCAAGATGCCTTGCGATGGATCATCAGCAGTGATGCTAAATTCAGTGAAGCTGCCGGTGAAGCCCCACGATGTATTATCGCTGAATGTAATCTTGAAGCGGTCATTGCCATTCGTAGCATTGGCACTTTGCGACACGATATATGTATGCACAGCATTGGTTGGAGCATATTGCAGTCCAAAGGTAAGAGTTCCAGCGTCTGTCAATGCTGCTGGCTTATATTCTTTGGCTGTGCTTTCCATCGTGGTTACATCAATTTCTGGACGTGTGAAATTTGGTCCGCCGATATTGGTAATGCCAAGGATGGCTGTTGGAGCACCTGAACTGGTTGCTACGAAGAGTGTTGTTTTGCTATAGATTGCTGGAGATGGCATAGATTTTAATGTTTAGATTGTTTTACCTGTAATGATAAATATCAGTCTTGAGTGAAAAACATCACTATTTTACATATTTCTTATAATACAATAGTAGTTGATTTTTTTCCAAAATCATACAATATGTATATTTGTTCTGTAGATTGTCATAGAGTGTAATAAGTAATTAAGTCTAACTAAGCCCCACATTTCTGTGGGGCTTTTTTAGTTTATAAAATAAAAAGCGTTTTGGGTTTTGTGATATATAGTTATATACACAGCAAGATAAATACTAAATATCTTGCCTGAGAACAACAAAACACACTATGACAAATCAAAACACAATAGAACGACCAACCGGAACATATTCACCAGAATATACAAAAAACAGAAAGGGTATATTAAAATGGCGAAAGAACAATCCAGAGTATGTAACCAAATACAACAGAGAATATCAACGCAAGTTGCGTAAAGACCCTGTGAAATATGAAGAGCTAAAAATGAGAATAAACACTCGCAAGTATCTACAGGGTGCTTGGAATGTTAGTTATAAAGCAAGCAGTGCGTTGGGTATGACCAGACAACAATTGGCAGACAAGTATGAAATGACAGAGCAAGAATTTAAAGATATGGTAAAGACACACGAACTGGATCATATACTATGTTCCAGTTGGTTTGACAATGAAGACAACAAACATCTCAAGCCATTTATGTATAGACACTATAATCTACAGTTTGTTGAACGCAAATGCAACAGAACAAAGCACAACTATGTAGATACTGATGATCTGCGTGTACAACTTGTTATAGTTCAACTAGAACTAGAATATTATAACAGCATCAATCAATATGACAAAACAAGCATAAGTATGATTGAGAGCTTGAGCAACAAAGCCATCAAGTTGCGAACCAAAATAAAAAAGATGTACAAATGATAAAAAAAGCCCCGCAATACGCGGGGCTTTTTGTTTGATATTTATGTGTATGTCAACTGCTGAATATGACGATGGTTATAACGATGATAAACACGGGGACAGTGAGTTTACCGTTAAAATTTATAATGACAGAGTGACACTAAAGCCCAATGGTATATTTGCGTTGGCAATAGAATGCTATACCAGTGCATATGCACACAAAGCAAAGCACAGCATTTATTATTTTAGGGTTGAGAGTAATGCAATGGAGTTTGCACAAATTCTCCAACTCCACGCGAAGAAAAATATTCAGGCCAAGTAAGTCCATCAACTCGTGTTCCTTTATAGCACCAATCCCTGCCACATATACCATCACGAAGTATAACATTGAGTAGATGTATTGTAAGACCACACTGCGTACATATATCTCCTTTGTTTCCACCAAGATGAACTTCTTGTTTGGTTTTGATATTGATGATATAATGGTTCTGCATTTTTATATGCCAATGCTCTGTTTCATTTAGTTTTGGTGCTATTACAGTGGATGCTGTGCGTCTGTTGACTGAACTGTATATACTTTTTGTTTCATTTTTATATGCTTTGATAAATGTTTCAGCAAGTTTTTCCAATGCTTCTATACTGTTTTTTCTAAATCCCATAGGCTCCATTGTGCGTTCTTCTGCTGATATATTCTCATCTTTACTCAAGCACATAAAGTATTCATCTCCACCCTGTAATATATGTGCATTTGTGCTGCCAGCATTTATTGTTTTTATAAATGTGTAGTGCACAAGCTTTTCCTTATTGAATCTCAAAAATACAGGCAGATATATTTTGTCATAGTTTCTGCCTTGGTATATTACAGTATGCTCCACTTCTTCTTCGCTGATTTTCATATTTGATATATATGAACAGCATTTATCAAACAGTTTTTTTACTTCTTTATATAATCTTCTGGCTTTTTGCTAAACTTTTTAGCGAGCAAAATTACACCAGCCACAACCTCTGGACTGACCAAACCAATGATACCATAACATATGGCTTTGGTTAGGCTGCTTACAACAATCTGTTCCAATATAAACCAAGATATGGTGCTGCATATCACAGCAGCACATATACGCTTGATATAGTCTATAATCGTCATCTTTCGCCCTTCTAGCAACAAGCGTGCAGCCATACCCAGTCCACCAATAACAGATACAATCCAACCACCTGTTATGAAATCTTTGAATAGTTCTTTTATGTCGCTCATGTTAGTGAAGCACTGCCAGATGGTGGATTTATAAAATTATATACATCATTGAATTCAGATTCAGTTATTTCTACTGGAAGAAACTCACTGATTATATCAAGACTTTGTATGTCTGCTCGTCCATACCAATAATATAAACTGCCACTTTGCAGTCCAATCAAACTATCTTCTGGTAAATATCCAGATGGAGATATAGCAGAACCTTCATCTATGGGAAACAGTGTATATGTAAAATATTTCATTGTGTTAGTTCTTTCTTTTCATGCTGTTGTATAAACGCAACCGCTGGATTATCAATATGCTTGGCTTGCCACATTGCATCTAAATTTCCCACACTTATTCTGCCATGTGCCATGATGTCTTCTTGTGCTTGTCTTGCCAAACGCAGTTGCCAATATTCTGCTTCAGCATCCTGAAATTCTTGTTGTGTGAACTTTGGCATTTGCTGAAATATATTATATAATGTATTCCATTCTCTCACTTCGCTGTCCAATGACAATTGCATTTCTTCCAATGATATACCAAGTAGTTCTTTTTCATCAACATCTGTTTCAGCATCAAACTTCTTTATCATTTTTCTTTGCTCTATGATTTGACGACGAATGCTGTATGTTTTGGTTTGCAGTTCAATAACACATTGTTGATATTGTCTGGATGCTGTATCATGAGTTCCTATAACAAAGTTTTCTATTTGATAATCAGTTCGTCCAGCATTTACTGAACAAAATGCTTGTTCTAATTCTTTTCTTTTATCATTGATGATGTCTATTGCAGTATTCATAATTAGGTTCCGGCAGCAAAAACATTTTTATCTATTGCATTCATACCAGTAACAGCAGCACTGGTGTCTGTTGCTGTAGTGTATCCATATGCAGCAGTTGTATAACTACTTCCATATCCAGCAACAGCATATATTTTTGTGCTTGTTCCTTGAGCATATCCATCATTTTTTGCAGCCGTTAAATTAGTAGTTGATGCACAAGTTTCTGTGCTCAAACTCAATTTTTGACAAGTGGCAGAGTTTCCAGTTACTTGATCATTTCCAGCCAAACAATATAAATGAGTTCCACTGCCATTCACACGACAAGTAGACGCGGCTGCAAATGCTGTTGTCATAACAGCAGCAAGAGTTGATATTGTATTAGCACTATATGCTATACGACGAATAGATTTTGAGTTTGCTGTTGTATAACCAACAACATACAAATATGCATCATTTCCACCAGCACGAAGATTATTTTGTCCGGTTGGTAGTGATGGACCAACAGCCACTGCTTGTGTTGCTAATGTTATTTTTTCTGTAAGAAGTGATACATTGGTGCTGCCAACTATAATACAACCACCAACAATATATCCAATTGTGGTATTTCCTCCACCGGCTCCATAATATCTTGTATTGGCAAGTGAGTTTGTTGCGGCTGCTCTTGTATTTGTAGAATATGTATAACTGTCACCTGTTGCTAATTTTCCAGCACCAGCATTATCGGTGTCACCACCATATGCCATAGAATTGGTGCTGCCACCAATTATTTGAGAGTACAAATATACACTACCAACATACAGATTGGCATTTGTAGCATTAACTTCAGTGCTGTATGTTGATCGTTCATATTTATTGGTGACACTACCAGCACCAATTCTGCCAGCAACATTTATGCCATATGTTGTATTGAATGGATATGTAAATGTTGCAGTACCAGGATCTATAAATGGTGCCGGACCTTCCATACCAATGGCAAATTTCACTCTACCAAATCTTGGTGCTGAGCTATTTTTGAACATATTATACTTCTTCTCTGCCGTAAATTACAACATTCAATGAACCACTGTTGCTTGCTTTCATTGTGATTTTTTCACCATGACTACCAGTTACACTATTGAGCATAAATGGAACCTTGGGACTTATTTCCAATGTAGCACTGCCGCTAAAGCCTTCGCTCAAGCGTTGTATATTTCCACTCAAACCAACTGTGGATGTGCTACCAGTAAATGGAAAAAACATTTGTGCTGTAATAACTGCTGAACCAGTGTTATGAAACCAAAATGTTGCTACTTCAACAGATTTGCTGACAGGAGCAGTATATACAATGCTTTCTGTAGCATGTAATGTGTATGATGATAATTGTTTTATGTTGCCGTAAGCCATATGAATATATATTGTTGAAAGTTAGTTTATTG